CTTTTGTAAACCTCCGTCGAGCCATGCCTGCTGTTTAAACCGTTCTTTTGAAAAATTAACGGCAACAATGGCTATTTTGCGGGGTAAATTCCGGAGAACCTGGCTAAGTTTAGCCTGGTAGAACAACTCATCTGATTTTAGTTTCATAGTGGATATCGATGTCAGGTTTAACATTACTTAGCGGGAAGTATCTTTTTGTCTTTTCCCGGAAAACAGTAGTAACGAATTTAATTAGGTGGTAGGATCCGTAATCGGTCATCACCGGTTCCTCTCCGGTCACAACCAGCCTCTGTATATTATCAGTGGCAACGGTCTCCATCAGGTCGGCAATAAGTTTATAATATTCCAGTTTTTCCAGTCCTTCCTCCATTCTGGGGTTGAAATTTTCAGTTCCGGGTCCGGGATGTGTCAGCACGTGTATCTCAACCTCCAGTGTGCCCTGTTTCCTTATATTATTACCTTTCCCCCATTCTATCCGGTAATCAACGAATACAGCCGGGTAAGTAAATTCGAAATTCGTAGGATCAAACGGTTGACCATCGTACAGATCAATCGTTTCAACAGGCATTAATCCGGCTTCGTGAAACATGTTTTTATTTTTTTCAAATACATCAATTATTTTCAGGTAAAGATTTTTCATAATACAGTCGTTATTAAGAGAAAAATATCCTATATTTGCGGTATTCGGGTATGCGTACCGGAAGCACCTCCGCGGATAGCCAATGTTTACATTTGTTATCCGCGGTTGTATTTTTCAAAAATCAGTATTCCCTTTTTATCCAGTACAATCACACCTTTTAGTTCCGGAAATTCCTTTAACCGTTCGGTTACGCGTTTTTCGATGGAATGCATACCCAATTTTTTAGGTTCAAAATCAAGTTTGATGATAGCATAATCAGCCTGTTGTGCAGCTTCGGCAATACGTTGTGAAAAATTTCTTTCCCCCTGTAAAACCTTAAAATCACACACCATTCTTTTTCCGTCCTGATCTGTGAGCCATGCATCCGGATTTTTCCTGATATTTCGTTGCTTGTATCCGGGAGGTAAAAATTTCTGTCGCAAATGAGCCTCTTTTTCGTGAAAATCCGGCAGTAAATGAATATCCTTATATCCGGCTTTAATCAGGTCATCGGCCACCACAAGATTCCTCCGGGTTTCTTCTGCATTGTGCAGAATATGTACGTTTATTTTATCCCCCCGGATCCCTTTAACTGTGTGATAGCTGTTTTTAGGTGGCAGATACGAAATGGCTTTTCTTAATTCAGCCTTGGGCACACCTTTAAAATACGGATGTCCTTTGGGAAAAATAATGCCGGCTTTTGCCAGATTGGTCCGGAACATAGGTTGTATTTCCGGAACGGTGATTTTTTCGTCCTGTGTCGGTTCGGCATTTTTATCCGGCACGGCAATCACATCACATCTGCAGTTCCATCCGTTCGGCGGATAGTAGCGGCTCCAAAACGGATCATCTACCGGTTTGCGCACCCCGTCCAACAGGGCATGTGCCGCTCTTACCTTATTGTCTCCGACGGTTGAATATTCCAGTAGCGGAGTAATATCCCGGTTCCGCTCAAATTCAACCCACCTCGATGCCATTTGTCCGCCGGCAACAGCTGTATTCCTTTCTGTAATCAACCAATCCCGGTTATATTTCAGATTCATGGCCTTTACCCGTTCCACAAACTCCCCTTCTGTCACAATCCGCTCACCATCCGTCAGAGCCAGCGTCATATCTTTCAATTGCTGATAATTTTTAGCCGCACTGAAACTGTATACATTTTCGGTAAGGTTTCGCAATTCCTCGTAATCCGGAGTATTGTATATAATCTGCGGAAAATCCCGGCCATATCCTTCTATCAGTTTTTCCTGTATTTGTGCGACGGTACGGGATAATAATCCGGGCGAAAACGTAACCTTCGAACCGGAATTAAATATTTCTCCGGCTATTTTTATAACCTCGTTTTCCATATTATCCGGAATATCTCCGGAAGCCTCCGGATGGAAGCCTCCGCAATGCGGGCAAGGTTCATATAGTTTCGGGAGTATAATCTGCCCTGATTTACTCCCTACTGAAAATTTGCGGAGAAACCTTTGTTGCCGGCAACCGCTGCAGGGATTGTTTGTTGCAGGGTTTTCCTGCCTGTAATCGGGAAACCGAATTTTTTAGATACCCATTCGTCTGGGATTTCATATACACCCAGCGCCTGTAAGATAATTACCCAAAAGTCCTTTAAATCCATCTCATCTCCCGGATCAAATTTAAATTCGTCCGTATCCGGATTAAAAGGATGTCCCCATAAGGCAAGCATGGGAATAAGCTGGTCGTTTACCGTAAAAGTAACGATCCGCCGGTCATCCTCCGAAAGTTTATCGTCTAAATTACGCTCGTGTACCTCCGACTGGCTTCGTGAACTACCGTTATCCGTCAGCATGGTACCGCCCAATACTGCTTTGCTGAGTTCCGTATTAGCCCGTTCGATCTGTTTGTCAAACACCATATACGCGTCGCCGGTCTTACTCTCTTTAACATCTATGGTCGTCCCTTCCGGTAAAACAGCCTGCGCCGCTTCGCCAAGTGCCTGGAGCATTCTTTTTATACGGGCAATTTCCGCATCCCCGCTTTTGTTCGTTGTTGCAGTAATAAGCGGCAGACCGAATTTTTCCGAGTACGTGGCCCACAATTGTTGTGCGTTCCTTTTCCAGATAAGCTGCCCGCATAAATCTGCCATTAATCCCAGATCCTCGGGCTCTCCGACTTCGATCAGTGTCTGGCCGATATATTCAGAGTAAGAGCACCCCTTACTGTCATTAACGGTAAATAAAATTTCCCGCCTCCGGGGTATGGTATTTCGCCGGGGGATTACTTTAAAAGCCGGTTTGAGTGTATCGGTCATTTCAATCAGGGTGTATCCATAGTGAACATAATCCAGAACGCAGGACATAAAGTCATAAAACCATTTCTTTTTAAAGAATTTGGTTTTGTCTTCCTGGATATCTCCTGTATCTTTATTGATAATCGAAAACGGCGAACACAGGGTTGCCGCTTTTCTCAGCCGGATATCCCCGATAAAATGCCCGTCTGCTTTCAGATTGTCGAACATATCCTGTAACGGATACAGCCGCTGGTTTTCCGGATCGGAAGCCGCCAGGATATTCCGGCGCCATTTCTGAATTTCGGCGCGTTGCATATCTTTAAATTCTGCAATAATTTTTGTTACAAAAGCATCAGCATTGGGCTTACCTGCCTGTGTATTTCCTTTATTCTTTCTTGCCATTGCGGTGTCATTTAAATGTTGTTTAAACAGTATTTAATACCTGTTGTCTGAAGGTGGATATGCCGAGTAAATTTGTACCCCTCCGGAAACGTCTTCCGCTTCCTTTGCCGGCAAGTCCGAAAGCTCTTCACCATTCCCGACACTTTTCATCCAGTCGAGTGCGTCCTGGTACCGGTCATTACGAACCTTCGGAATTTCTTTTCCCCGTTCCTTGCTCCAGAGGTGATACAATACAATATCAATCAATGTCATAACTATAAAAGCATTCCGGGTATCCGTTTCCTCCTCTCCCGGGATCCGGAAAATATTTTCAACATTATATCTGCTGCTCAGATACATTTTCATTTGTGCGATGGCTTTTTCTTCCGCACGTCTTACCCGGTACTGATCCGGGGAATTATCCAGCAGCTGCCGGATTTCATTCCGGACCTGATCGTCGTAATCACTGTCTTTTAAAAATCTTGCTGACATATTAATATCTGTTTGCTGATTTACTTCGCACGTTCTCCCGGCTGACAATCTGTGGTTCAAACTTGCCTACGAACGTCGATTTGTTGAGTTCTGAAAATGCCCCGTGTACCGCATCCGGCCCGTCGTCATTTGCCTTGCTTCCTTTGCAGAAGGCAAGGAACTGATCCACTAAAGTGACCTGGTGCGGATTTCCTTTTTCGGCTTCATTAAAAATTACATTGTGCCGTTCGAAAAATCCGGATAAGGATTCAATGCGGGAAAACTTATTGTCTTTCCCCCGTTTATCCGGTACAACCGGGATGTAATACCCCCGGATATCTCCCTCCAGATCGAAATCTGTAACAAATTCATCCATAGCAAAAAGTCCCTCTATCAGATACTTTATGCTATAATTTTCAAGATGCTTCTTTTCATACATTTCATACAGCCAGCGCGCCACCCGTGTCCGGCTGACCCTGGCCAGAAACGTATAGATGATATGAAATTCCCGCCTGATCTTTCCGACCAGGATCATGGCTTTGTAGTCTCCTGCATCTTTATAGGAAAGGTCGCCATAAAATACCAAAGCGTCGTATAATCCAAGCGGGAGAACCGGACCATAAAGGATATCCTCGTGCCGGAATACAGCCCCGTCTTCCACATGGGTATTCATGAACTCACGCAGAAATGAACGATAAGGAGTATCACGGTATTTTTTTCTCCAGTATTCCGCAGATGTTTTTTCCGGCCACTCCGGCTCAAATGTATTCAGGTCCTTGACTGCATTGACCGTCATAACCATAAACACGGACTTTTCTCCGTCCATTTCAGCCCGTTTTATGGCTGTAACGAAATAATCGGCAAGCCGGTGTGTTATGCTGTTTTTGTGGAAATCATTATTGGCGAACACAAAACGTTCGGTTGCATCATCGGAACTTTCAAAGCATCCCCAGACATCTTCTGTAATGTAATTTACAGCGTCTTCCATCATCCGGTCGTTATTCACATGCCTGCGGTTGTCTATATCATCCACTGTAATATAATCCGGTCTTCCTTCCCCCTCGCGCTCCCCCCGCGGACTTTGTCCGAATCCGATAGCCATAAAGCGAACGCCGTCAGTTGTTGTAAAATCACCGTCTGCCCAGTTGCCTGCCTGAAATTTTTCGCCGTAGTCGTTCCGGATGCGTTCATTGTATTGTAGCTGTACCTGTATACCGCTCAGCAACTTGTTTGCTTTTGGGGCAGTTTCCCCGATAAGCATCATAAAACGTAAATCATTCCGGGCAAGATACAGGAACAACGGAATCCCCATATTTATATGCACGGATTTTGCCGCAGAACGATACCAGCGGGCCAGTGCCCTGATACGTTTGTTCTTTATAATCTGCTGAGCCAGTTCCCGGTGAAACCAGGCACATTTATATTTTGCATACTTTGGAAAATAGTATTCAAACCAGGCAACGTAATCCTTTTCAAGGTACGCGATGCGCTCCAGTTTCTCTTTCGGGGTTTCACAGAGGTTTACTTTTGTTGATCTCCGGATCTGCAGGATCAGTTTGTCAAAGTCCTGCAGCAGTCTGTTATATTTATTCCCGTTTACAGCCATTATCCCTCCGTTTCTATTTTATGCTGTAAAAACAACCGGTGATATTTTGCCATCTGCAGGGCAAATTTCGGATCCACAGAGGTAATATAAGTACAACATTCTTTCAGGACTGCATGTATAATATCAGGGGTGGCTTTGCGGGTAAGTTTATCTGCTGCCGCAAGTAATTTGGAAACGGCATCGGCATTGATTGTACAGGTTTCCCCATTCATAACGCGTTCTGCCTCTTCCAGCATTTTCGTCCGGAGTTTTGCCGGCGTTACCTTCAAAAAATTCTTTTTATCTTCCCATTCCCCCTCTTTTTTCCACCTGGAAACCGTGATTTCCGAAACTCCGAGTGTTTTGGAAATCTCCCTTCCGTCCATACCATTTTCTATATAAAGATTTTCGGCCGCTACACGCAGCCGTTCATAATCTTTTTTCCCTGTCTTTTCCTCACTCATAGGCATACATTTTTTCATTATCGCATAATAAGCAAGGACAAAACTCATCATTTCAACTCCCGGATTCAAATAGTTTTACAACCGTTAGAAGTTTAATTACAAGGGTTATAATAAAAATTGTCCGGCCGTTTGAGTCTCTCTATTTTCGTGTCAAAATTATGGAAAATGAAACGAATTTCGACAATCAGACTTTACGGAAATATATTTGAATGGAACCTGAATAATGCCCAGATGATGGCCCGGCAGATAGAAGAAGCGGCAGACGCATCTGATGAAATCTGTCTGAGGGTACATTGTTACGGAGGTTCTGTTATCGAGGGCAATATGATCTTTAATGCCATACGCAACAGTAAAATCCCGGTGAATATCTATATCGACGGCATTGCGGCCTCGATGGCAGCCATTCTTACCGCGGCAGCTCACAGGGTTTATATGAGTGAAAATGCCTTCCTGATGATTCACGCCCCGGCAGGCGGAACGGGCGGACGGGGGACGGCTGCAGAGCATATACAGACGGCAAAAGCCCTCTCTGAAATGGAAAAGAATTTCATTAAGGCCCTTGTAGCTAAGACCGGGAAACCGGAAAATGAAGTAAAGAAATGGATGACCGGGGATAATTGGTTTTCTGCCAGAGAGGCATTGGAAGAAGGATTGATCGATGAAATTACCGATCCTGTTGCTAAAGACGTCCGTCCCCTTACGGATGTGGAAATCCGGACAACTACCGTTGAAAATATTTACGGCTTGTATACAGCCTTTTTAAATAATTCTGAAACAAAAAACAAACAACAAATGGACAAAGCAAAATTAATTAAAGCGTTTGGTCTGACCGGAGTCACGGCAGACAGTACGGACGACGAAGTGCAGGCGGCCATTCAGGCAAAACTGGACAAAGAAAAGGCGGACAAAGAAGCGGCAGAACGGTTATTAAAAGAGCATATGAAAGCCCAGGTAAATGCCATGCTCGATACTGTGAAAGGCAAACTGACCCGGGAACAACGGGAACAATATGAGGCTATTGGTGAAAATATGGGGATTGCCGCTTTGGAAACAATTATAGCTCCTTTACGAACTCCTTCGGCTTCTTTTAATTCCATGATTGCGACTGCAGGAAGGAATCCGGAAACGCAGGCAATGGACCGTGCCGGATGGGATTGGAACATGTGGCAGGAAAAGGATCCCCGTGGACTTGAAAGAATGGCAAAGGAAGATCCGGAAGGATTTAATGCCCTGTACAAATCTGCTTTCGGGGTAGAATCACCCCGATGACGACCGATCGTCTAAAGCCAAATAATAAATTTAAAACTGTAAAATAAAATGAGATCAACTACAAAAATTTTAGCTGTCCTGATAGCTATATTGGTTAATACTTTAATCGGCAGTACGCTGGCAATAGCTTTGGGGTGTCCTGCCGGTGTTGGTGCAATTGCGGTGAATGTTATCGGTTTCGCCATGTCTTTTATCCCGATGCCTTGCGGCCTCCGGGTGGGTGTTTATACCGAAGTCTGGACCGGAAAAATTGTCGAACGGTTCACCCATGCAGAAAACGATACTTTCCTGGACGGGGTTCCGGATTTTTCTGACAAGGCTGAAAATGACGTAATACATCTTATTGATGTACAAGGGTCTCCGGAGGTACTTATTGATAATACAACCTATCCCCTCGAAATTCAAAATCTGGAAGACGGCGATATTGCCATTAAGTTAAGTAAATTTGAAACAAAACCCACCCGGGTCACGGATGACGAGCTACACGCTTTAAGTTACGATAAGATTGCCACGGCAAAAGACCTGCATGGGGATGTGCTGGGTGAAAAACGTCTGGATAAGGCAATTCACGCCTTTGCTCCGGTTGAAGACACGGCCGGAACCCCTGTCGTTATGACCACCGGTGCTGCTGTGGATGGTCGTCATCGCCTGTGCAGGGCAGACATTATTGCCCTTAAATCGAAAGCGGATGATCTAAAAATTCCCAAAAAAGGCCGTCGGTTGGTACTTTGCAATGATCATGTAAACGACCTTCTCCTGGAAGATAAGGATTTCCGTTCCACTTATACCAATCACACCAACGGGGTCATTACCCGCCTGTATGGCTTTGACATCTATGAATACGAAAATTGTCCGCTTTTCTCTCAGGAAAAAAAGAAAAAGGCTTTCGGAGCCATTGCCGGCGACGGGGATTATGAGGCATCTGTTTTCTTCTATGTAAAAAGGATGTTCAAGGCAAAAGGGAGTACAAAAATGTATTATTCCGATGCCCAGACGGATCCGGTGAACAAACAGAACCTTGTCAGCTTTACCACCCGGTTTATTGCTTTACCGCAAAAACGTGAGAAATCCTGCGGAGCTATTGTGAGTAAAAAAGAAATTGGATAACTGAAAGTAACAGACAGTGAAAATGGAGACTAGTAGTAAGGGACTTGAGTTGATTAAACAGCATGAAGGCTGCCGGCTCCGGGCTTACAAATGTCCATCCGGTGTCTGGACAGTCGGCTACGGAAGTACACGGGGTGTGAATCAGTGGACGGAAATCACCCGGCAGGAGGCGGAAGTCCGTTTGCGGGAAGATGTGAAAACAGCAGAAAGAACGGTAGAGAAAGTGCGGTATTTACAACCACGGCTTACGCAGAATCAGTTTGATGCGCTAGTGTCGTTTGTGTTTAACCTGGGCAGCGGAAATTTTGAGAAATCGACACTCCGGAAAAAAGTGCTTGCGGATCCGTCGGATGAAAGTATCCGGGCTGAATTTTTGAAATGGACCCACTCAAATGGAAAACCACTTACCGGCCTTCAGAAGCGTCGTAAAGCAGAAGCTGACCTGTATTTTAGTTAAACGGAAGACATGGAATGGGATTTAATTCAATGGGTGACTATGGTGGTAGGGCCCGCGATTGGGTGGCTGGCTGCCCGGATCACCCGGCGGGTTGATTCACAAAAACAATTACTCGATGCATTGGACAGACAAAACAAAGACATTGTTAAACTTTATACGGAAATGGGGATTATCCGTCGGGCAGTCGAAAGGCGTAATCAGTGTCGTTATATTAATGTGTGCCCTGTTGACTACGCGTTGCGGAAATCACCGGTGGTTGACAGAAAACTCCACGCAGACAGCCGACAGTATTGCGTGGATGAAAACTCTGACAGTGAAACCTATGACGGTTCCTCTGTCACAGGCCGACCTCCGCCTGAATTTAAAGGATTTAAATAATCTGACGCCAGGGGCGCGTTTTGTTGCACAGAACGGACAGGCAGCGGTTTCCGTGGAAAAAAAAGACAGTATCGTTTATGTTACGGCAGTCTGTGATAGCTTACAGATATTGGTTGAATCACAAAAGGATGAAATATTTCATTTGCAGCGGGAATTGGAAGCAACAAAGGAGATTAAAGAGACTACCCCGGGCTTTTGGGAAAAAGTGAAAAACAATACATTCTACATGATTGTCGGAGCATTGCTGACATTAGTTATTATGTTTTTAAAAATAAATTATGGAAAAAAATAAAAAAGACCAGGAATTGAATTCGGAAGATGCACAGGTAAAACAGCCTGAAACCGATGAAAGTGTAAACCCTCAAACGGAAAATGAGAGTCGGGAGCAATCCGACAAAACCGCTCAAATGAAAACAAAAGAAAAGCAGGAAAACAAAGCTCCGGCAGATTCGGCAAACAGAAAAAAGCAGGCAAATTTTATTGCACCTTATGCAAAGGCATATCCGGGCGAAAAAATATTTCTTGTTACCAGCGACAGACAGGTTTTTCTATTAAAGGATAAAGGCCTCGCAGAAAACCACCAGCGTAGTCTGAAGAATGGCGAAAAAATACAAACGATAAAAGTGAAATAACATGGGTTTAGGAAATGTAAACATTAAACTGGAGAACGGAGCCCTGGGGCGTGTCGCTACAACGAATGACGGGGTGGCCGGGCTGATCGTGACGGGTAAAGCCGTTGCTGAAAAACTGGACCTGAATAAGGTTTACCTGTTTTCCGGAACGCGGGATCTGACTACTCACGGGATTACGGAGGAAGGAAACCCGTTACTCTACAAGGAAATTACAGCATTCTACGAACAGGCAGGCGACGGGGCGGAATTGTATGTACTGGTGGTTAGCGAAGCTACGACGCTCACGCAGATGTGTAGTGTGGAGGACGGCAGTCCTTTAAAGAAACTGATCGATTATGCCGCCGGACGGATCCGGTTGGTAGGCATCAACAAACTGCCCCCGGAAGAATACGAAGCCGACACGGCACAGGGTATCGACGGAGACGTAATTACGGCTGTTGCAGCCGCGCAAAATATCGCAGAGGCATACCAGGATAAAATCAATCCGTTCCGGCTGTTACTGCCGGCAATTTTGTGGAACGGAAGTACGGAAAGCCTTTTCAAGCCCCGGGAAGGGAGCTACAACCGGGTTGGCCTGATTCTGGCTGCAGACAAAATTATCGGTAAAACTGCCTCTCCCGCTGTTGCGCAGGTGCTGGGCCGTGCCGCCAAGATCGCGGTGAATTATTCGATTGCACGTGTCAAAGACGGCACCATTGCCGCCTCCGGTTTTCTTGCCGATGGCAAGACACCGGAGGCGC